GATCAGTTTAGTAATCAAGCTAACAAGGCTGCTCGCGCTGCGACTGGCTTAAAATCAAAATTAACTAATCTATCCAGAAAAGCAAAAGAAGCGGGCGGCGCTTTTAAGTTCGCTTCCATTCAGGCTAAGCAGTTCGGCTCGAAAATGATGGGGATAGGAGGCTCTTTATTTGCTAAAGTCACTTTGCCGCTGTCTATACTTGGTGGTGTCGCATTAAAGCAAGCCGCTGACCTAGAAACGCTAGGTGTTGCTTTTGAATCTATGCTCGGTTCTGCGTCAAAAGCTAAAGACTTAATGAAAGACCTTACCAGCTTTACGGCAACAACCCCCTTTCAGCTTGAATCAGTCGGTAAATCAGCAAAGCAATTGCTAGCTTTTAAAGTGACGCAAGAAGACATGATACCTACGCTTAGGCGATTAGGTGACTTGGCGTCTGGTGCAAATGTACCCTTGAGTGACATGGCGCAGATATTCGGCAAGGCTAAGGCGAAAGGAAAGCTAATGACTGAGGAGCTATTGCAGCTTGCAGAACGTGGCGTTCCCATCATTGATGTTCTAGCTGAAAGCCTAAACGTAAGCAAGCAACAGGTTTTCAAGCTAGCCAGTGAATCAAAAATAAGTTTCGGGCTAATGCAAAAAGCAATGATTAAAATGACTAGCTCCGGCGGTGTCTTTTACAAGCAAACAGAAAAGCAATCTAAAACGCTGTCTGGCAGGTTTTCTACTTTAAAAGATAATTTAGGTCTAACTGCAGCCGCAATTGGTGAGGTTGTAAACGAAACGTTTGGCTTAAACAAAGGAATGGAGTCTCTAAGCAATAAGCTTTCAACATTGCCAGAGAAAATAAAAGCCTTTGCAGCGGCAAACCCAATGATAACTAAGACTATCATTATCGTTACGGGCTTAATCGCTGTTCTCGCGCCACTCGCCATAGTTGTTGGTACGGTAGCCTTTGCTGTGTCTGGTCTAGCCATTGCGTTTGGCTTCCTATCGCTTCCAGTGCTTCTCGTTATTGCAGCCGTTGGCTTGCTAATAACTGCTGGTGTAATGCTCTACAAAAACTGGGAGGGCGTTGTAGGTGGTGCGAAACTGTTATGGGAAGATTTCAGCAGCTTCATGATTGATGGGTTAAAAAATATTTATAATGGTTTTATAGATTTTCTTATTTATCCGATGAAAATGGCAGCCAAGGCTATGTCTGCTTTGGGTATGGATGGGTTCGAGAACAAGCTAATCGAATTTGAGAAAAAGATCAGCTTCGATGTAGGGGATAAAAAGCTAGGAATAGATGCCAATAGCAATATGAAGACTCAAGCGGATGTTAATATTAATCTAAACGCGCCGAAAGGTGTTGTTAATTCTGCTAAAGCAGTATCTAAAGGCTCACCAATGAACCTTGGCTTAAATATGGCTCCATCACTATGATTATTGACGAGATTTATACAGGCAGCTATAAGGGCGCAGAATTTCGCATAAAATCCTCTTCTGTTAAGGGTGGGGCAAAGCTTATAAAGCACAAATTACCAAACTCGTCGAAGCAGAATATGGAGAATTTAGGACCAGATGAAAGGTCGTATAGTTTCACAGCTTTTATCAGTGAGCCTAACTATACACAGAAGAAAAATAAGCTTCTGGCTGCACTTGAACAAGGCGGCACAGGTTTATTAGTTCATCCGTTTTTTGGCAACATCGAGAACATAGTTGCTTCGTCATGGTCTTTAGTTGAAGATATGACCTCTATCGGGGAAGCCAGTTTTTCGCTATCATTTGAAGTTTCAAGCACTGACGGTCTACCCTCAATAGATACATCATCAAAATCTATTGTGTCAGCGTCAAATTTTGCACTACAGGAAAGTATCGAGCAATCTATAGTCGATTACTATAGCGTCACTTTCCCTAATGTTTTTACCGATGTTGAGGCAATGCTTGGCAGGTCGTTAGAGTATTTTGACGATAAGACCAAAATCATTAGCAAGGTAAGCAGTAGTATTGATTATTATAGCGGCCTTGTAAGTGATTTTGCAGATAACAAGCTTGTTTTGGTTGGAGATGTTTATCAATTAGTGAGTAGCGTTAGTACACTTTACGCTACTGTTAACGGGCTTTATTCGTCTTATGAGTCATCTTTTGAGGTTTTTAGGGCTTTCTTTGATTTTGACGATGACTTAACTCCTACTCCAGACTTAGTGACAGCCTCTATCATTGAAAAAGATCAAAATAGAGCAGTCATGAAGTCCTATATGCAGGCGGCGGCACTGGGTTACGCTTACGAAAACGCCGCTAATATCGAGTATGATACGGTAGACGATTTAAACTCTACGGCGAGCATACTTGAAGCTCAGTTTGATAAAGTATCTCAACAACTAACAGGCGATCAGCTAAGCGCCCTTAGCGATTTGCGCACTAATACGCAATCATTATTTGATGGCATAAAGTTAAATGTTAACCAAGTTATTACAGTCAAGGCGGCGAAAGTACCTGCTCGCGTGTTAGCGTTCACTTACTACGGTAACGATGATTTTGGCGAGAATATCGTTAATTTAAACGAAAATGATAATGTTAGTTTTTTTGAGGGTGATATTAAGGTGCTGTCCTCATGATTGCGCTACAGGTTGCGGGAAATTCTTATATTAACTTCACAGAAGCTGAGGTAATACTTTCTATGGATAGTATGGCCGGAGGTTTTACTTTTTCCGCTGTGGATGTTGAGGGTTCCGGATTGCCCTTTGAGGGTGGCGAGGCGTGCAAGGTCACTGTCGATGATGTAGTAGTTATAGATGGTTTTATAGATATTATTAATGTTGAGTATAGCGGCGATTTACACTCTATTAGGATTGAAGGCAGAGACAAAACAAGCGATATAATTGATTCAACTGTTGAGGGTATTAAATTAGACGGTTCTAGCACACTAAAGCAAGCCGTGGAGAAGGTTATAAGGTTTATAGGGTCAGATATTAAGGTATCCGATAGTGTTGGTTTAAGCCCGTTTAACAAAGCAGAGGAAAAGCTATCTGCTAGCATAGGGCAGAATGCTTTTGATTTTCTTGAAAAGCTAGCGCGTAAAAAAGCCGTTTTATTATCAAGTGACGCGGGAAATATTAATATTATCAAGCCCTCCACCGATGCGCTTAACATTACGATTAAAAATGTTATAGGTGCTAATGATAATAATGTTAAATCAGCAAGTTATAGTAATGATTTAACGCAAAGATTTAATAAGTATAAAACACGGTCGCAGGCAAACCTTGTCGCTGCTGATGAAGCTGGCGAAATTGGAACGGATCAACTGGTCGATCAGGTTGGTGAATACATAGATAGCGAGATAAGATCGACAAGAAAGTTTATACTGCAGTCAGAAAATGTAAGCGCGGCGAAGCAAGCCAGACTCCGTGCAGAATGGGAAGGTCGTATAAGAAAGACACGCTCTAAGGCTTATGGTGTGGTAGTTGTAGGACATAAAAATACGATTGATATTTGGCGGCCTAATACGGTGGTAAATGTCATCGACGATTTTGCTGGAGTATCTGAAAATATGCTGATAAGCACGGTTACATTCAAAATAAGTGTTGATTCTGGCACAACTACGGAATTATCGCTAGTTGATAAGGAGGCGTATAATGCTGAACCGTCTAATTAATTTGATTAAGCGTGGCAGAGTATCGAGAACTGATAACGATAGCCGTAAACTACCTATTCAACAGTGTGCATACATGGGCGATACTGCGGAATTTATGGCTCTATTCCCCTATGGCATGCATGCTAATTTGCCTGATGGAGCATTGGTAACGCTGTTCTCTGTTAATGGGCAAGAGCAGAATTTGGTAGGGATTGGAGAATCCTCAGAGGATAGAATAAAAGGAAAAGAAAGCGCCGAGGTTGAGTTTTACCATCCAAAAACAAAAACGAGAATTCTCTTTAAAAATAATGACGATCTTGATATTCAGGTCGGAACAGGGAATGTAAACTTAACCGCTAATAATGTTAATATAGACGCGGCACAAACCAATCTTGGTGTTGGCGGCCCCGATATTGCCAGAGTCGGTGACACTGTAGAGGTGAATGTGGGTTCTGGTTCGTCTGCTGGGACTTGGACGGGCACTATAACCACCGGCGGGGTTAACACAAGCATATGAGCTATGACGCGGCTTTAAACACAGATAACGGCTATTACGACATTAGTATAGATGCCGATGGCGATATTGCCACACAAGACTCATTTGATACCGCATTACTGATGAGTCTTTTTTGTGAGCGTAGAGCGTTAGCTAGCGAGGTTGCAGTCACTCACCATAGGCGCGGCTGGATTGGAAACGGTGATTTTGAAATAGGCTCTAAGCTTTGGTTGTACGAGCAAGCAAGAATTACACGTGATACGATAAACGGCGTTAATACTGCAGCAAAAAACGGTCTTCAATGGTTGATAGATGATAATCTTATTGAGTCAATAAATGTATCGACAAGTGTAGTAAATAATTCCATCTCGATAAATGCAGAAATAAAGCGGTTTAATTCTGCTGTTGAATACAGATATTATGATTTATGGAGTAATACAGGTGACAATTAATGTACCTAATAGCGCAAAAGAAGTAAGTCAGAGAGCGACCACAGACGTAAAGCGGGAGCTACCTTCTTCAAACCCAAAGCTAAAAAACCATTGGCTTTATGCTTTGGTGACTTCGTTTAGTAATCGAGTGTATGACTTTTACTTAACTTTGAATCAGGCAATAAAGCAGACCTTCTGGGATACCTCTACAGGCGAATTTTTAGCTAGACAGGCCTCTTGGTTTGGTGTTTACAAACTATCCGCTACAAAATCAAGCGGAAATATTGTGGTTACTGGAACCGCCACTACTTCGATACCCATTGCCACGCTTTACCAAACATCCACGGGAATTGAATTTTTTACTACCTCGGCATCTACTATTGCTGCAAGTACTGTTTCTATATCTTCGATTACGAGGTCAGGCACTACAGCAACGGCAACAACGGTAAGTAATCACGGATTAGGTTCTTTGGTCGGCGTAACCATTTCGGGAGCGAACGAAACAGAGTACAACGGGGCAAAAGAAATTCAAGTTACAGGATTAAGCACTTTCACCTATGATGTAAACGGATCGCCAACAACACCAGCAACAGGCACAATAACAGCGGCTTTCACTTCGGCAAACGTATCCGTACAAAGCGCAGATTTTGGCGCTAGCAATAATTTATCATTAGATGAAGAGATGACTCTGCAAAGCCCTATAGCTGGCGTAGATGATGCGGCTTATGTTGATTTTGGTGAAATTGGCGGCGGTACAGATCAGGAAAGTGAGTCAGATTTTAGACCTCGATTTTTAGACCGCGTACAAAATCCCGTCGCCATGTTTAATGATTCAGCTATAACAGCGAAGGCAAAAGAAATTAACGGTGTAACTCGCGTATTTATTGAGCAGATAACACCCACTTATGGACAAGTGACCATTTATTTTATGCGTGATAATGAGGTTAATCCAATACCAACAGCAAGCGAGGTTACTACTGTTAAGAATAACATCCTGACAATAAAACCTGCTCATACAGCGGATATTGACGTTATCGTTGCTTCACCAACGGCGGTTCCTGTTGATTTTACATTTAGTGCATTGTCGCCTGACACCTCAACTATGAGAACGGCAATAACAGCAAATTTGCAGCAATTTTTCAAAGAGTCAACAACGGTTGGAGCTGATGTAGATCAAGACGCCTATCGTTCGGCCATATACAATACTATTGATACTGATACTGGTAGTCGTGTTTCCACATTCTCACTTTCTACGCCTACTGCAGATGTTACAATAGCTAGCGGTGAAATAGGTACTTTAGGGAGCATTATTTATCCATGATAAAGATGCATGATACCGAAGAGCAGACAGATTCTTTAGCCTCTTATTTGCCTTCAGGCAGGCTGTTTGAGTCCGCGTGGATTGGCGATAGCAATTTTAGAAAGTTATTAAGAGGCTTTGCTGGTGAATTATTTAATGCTGAGGGACTGATAAAGCAATATCAAGACGAATACGCGCCAGATACCACCAATAATTTTATTTCTGAGTGGGAAAGTGCGCTAGGCATACCCGATGATTGTTTTTCTGGTTCTGGTACTATTACCGAAAGACGTAGGGATGTGATGATTAAGCTTGCATCTTTGGGCGTTCAGACGGAGGCAGACTATATAGCCTTGGCTGCCTTACTAGGCATTACAATAGAGGTTATCGCTGGTGCAGAAATAGGCACGTTCCCCTATATTTTCCCGTTAATATTTTTTGAAAGCGAAAGGCACGCTAGATTCACATTAATTATAAGGTATACGGTACAGGAAGCGAGCAGATTTCCTTTGACGTTTCCTTTTATTTTTGGCGATTCAACTATAGCATTGTTAGAATGTATTTTTAGAAAAGTTACTCCGTCAAATGTAAATTTGTTATTTGATGCTAACTAAAGAGAGATAATATGAAAGACTTAAATAATTTCACAACAGGCGATACCCTTACCGCTGCTGATTTTGTCATACCGATGTCGGAAGTTCAAAATGTCGTTGAAGATTCTGGGCAAACTTTAAGCGCTGCTGACCTCAACCAGCTAGGAAAAGCTATTGCGGATTATGTAGGCAATGGCGATTTCTATACTGATTCAGGTGCTGCTGATGCTTATGTGCTTACTGTAATAGGCTCTAAACAATCACCTACTGCCTATACAGACGGAATGAATATTGCTTTTTCTATCGGCAATACAAACACTGGAGCCTCAACGGTTAACGTGGCAGGATTAGGCGTAAAGAATTTAAGTGGTTCTAGCGGGTCGGCTCTTTCTGCTGGTGATTTAACATCCGGCGATGTCATGAACTTTAGATATGATGATGGTTCTGGAGAGTTTAGATTGTCCCCATTTGTTAGGTCTGTTGATGTGGAATCTGCCTTGTCTGTAAATAATTTTTTGCACGTAAGAGATGAAAAAGGAACAACTGTTGCAGGGGGAGGCTCTATCAGCGGCTTTAATAAAAGGGACTTAAATACTGTTTTAACTAATACAATTAGCGGTGCATCTTTAGCCTCAAGCGTAATAACTTTACCTGCTGGAGATTACTATGCTGAGGCAATGGCGCCAGTTTTTAGCTCCGATACGCACGATCTTAAATTGCAAAATGACACAGACGTTACTGATTTGGTTTACGGTAAAACACAGCACGCATCATCAGCAAATGGGGTTTCAAATAGCGCCACATTATCCGGTAGCTTTACGCTAGCGGGCACTAAAGATATAAGTCTGCAACACTATATATCTAACGCACAATCGGTTAATGGGCTTGGATTTGCCGCGAGGGTATCAGGATCTTTGCCGCCCTCTGTTTTCTCCGAAGTAAAAATATGGAAAGTTGGATAACATGCACGCTAAATTAGTTAATGATGTAGTCACTCAAATAGAGATTATTCGGAACTCTTAACGTACGCTATACCTTCATTAGCGCAGTAAACCTCTAACTGTGTAATGAAGGCCTCTATTTCTTCCCTTGTGTAATCCGCTAACGACTTTAATGTCACCGTCCTGTCACCCGTTATAATACTCGATCCTATGGTAAATATGCCAAACGCAGTCTTTGTGTCGATCTTACCTTGTTCCGCAGACACCCCTTTAGCCTTCGCTATGAACCCTATAATACTATGCGCATACCTTACTTG